TTGACCATTGCGCCATTGGTCGCCGAGTTAAGCGCTTCAAGATACTCGGTCTCTGTCATTCTAAGATATGTTAAACAGAACTCATGTTTGATCTGTTGAGTTTGTCCAGGTGTCTTGATGTAGTCAATTGCTTTGTCTAACATCTCTTGACGTCTCTCACCTCCTGGCATGTACTCGGCTTTAATTGTTCTTGTCATATTATTTCTCCTGTATTGATTAATATATAACTATCCTATACTATCCACCATTGTTGTCAACCCTTACTATCTTTGTTTCTGTATATGAACTGCCACTCCAATCGGTCCTTTGTTCCTTGATTACATCTATAGGTGTTTCAAGAGCCTCGGTCCTCGGTGCAATGGCTATGACTTGTTCTATATGTTTATTAGCAAAATCATTATAACAACCATTACTACAAAAATAAGAATACATACTATTTCTATTCCATTGAGAGCATGCAACCTTACGAGTTCTTAAAACCTTGCTACCCTTGACACCTCTTATTCTATCTTGAGTGTTTGAAGTGTGGCAAGTTGGTCCATGGCACCATACATAACTACTCATGAGTTATCTCCCTCAGTCATTTGAAATCTAGCTAAGATTTTTGCATGGCTCTCGAGTGCTTTCTCCACCATATCTATTCTATCTTCTAGGTAAGTTAGTTTCTGTCGTTCATATCGTTCTATTTTGTTTTTCTCTATTATTTCAAAGTGTTCATCATTTAATTGTGTCATTATTTATCACTCCATATTCTAATTGTTATTATTAGTACTATCATTATTATTAAAACATACTCCATTATATCTCTGTCCTTTCATTTAAGTCCGGTAACATTAACATAAATTTAATTGTGAATAAACCAAATATTGCTAAGCCTATCCACATATGAATGTGGATAGCAATTATTACACCTAAGAATATCATTGCAAAATGCAATGCAAAGTAAAATGCTTTCAACATTATGACCTCACTTTCCAACTGCCTTTGGCAGTTCTATAACCTTGTGCGTCCATATCAAAATAAGTTATCAAACTATTTCCAACTTTACTAGTCCAATATTTACACTTATCAGTCCATTGACCACGTCTTGTAATATGCTTACTGTCTTTATTTGAGTAGTAAGTGATTGTGAATTGTTTATTTATTTCCATGTTATTTCTCCTGTATGTTTGTTATAGCCTATCCTATCATTAATAGGATAGGCTTGTCAAATGTTAATTTACGCTTTGTTCATATTGTTTTCGTGCTTCTATCTTCTGTGCTGTTGTTAAAGGTCTGTTATTCTTTAGACCTTTAATTAAATCAGCAAGATTTTTAGGATTGTAGATTGTTAAGCCTGTTGAGTTAGTTCTAATCAACTCACTTTCCTCAACTTCAATACCTAGTTCTGTTGCAAGTTCTATTGCTTCACTTAAGTATCTATATGCTTTCAATCCAATTTTTAATTGGTCGCATTGTTTGGTTATACTATCAACCCACGTTTGATGAGTAGCAACTAATTGACCTTTGGATATTCTCCACGCTTCAAGTTGCTTGTATTCATTTTGAGTACAAGCAATAGCACGAGAACGACAATGGCTAGTTCCAATGACATCAAGATAGAATTGTTCATTAAAAGATTTAGTCATGCCTATATTATCATCACTATATCTACGATTACCATTACTACCTAATGCTTTATCATTAAGTTCCATGTGTTTTGTCTTGTGTGGATTGTCTTGGTTTTTATCTTGCTGTGCAAGTATATCAGGATTTAAGTCCATTGCTTTTAAGTCTTCTCTTAAATAAGCATATGCAAACTTTTTACCTTCGTTGCTATTATACTCGTCGCCATTTAGATTACCAAACAAACCAAAATCAAAGTGTGATTTAGTTTCAACTGCGTCATTGTCATCATCAACAGCTTCGTTGTGTGCAAAATAAAAACATTTGTCTTTGGCTACAACATCAACTGCGTCGCCATATTTCTTTTTGTATGTTCTTAAAGTTGCAACATCTTCTGGTGGATAAGCACGTTCAACTACTTCTTTGGCTAGTTCAAATGCTGACTTATATTGAACATCAACATTTTCTCTAGCTTGTAGATAGCTTTCTCTTTCTTGTGTGCTTTCATTTTCAAACACGTGTTTAATTTTATTAAACAACTTGTTTCTTAACTCGGTATTCATTCTTATTTTATTTGTCATGTTTCCTTTGGTTATTTATTTATTTTAATTAATCCTATATTATCCCTTGACAATAGATTGTCAACACCTATATTAACTTTAGCCCACATTTAAAGATTTATCGGCTCTTAAAACTATAAATCTTTTTGGGACTTGCACCAATAAAAGCAAGTAGGTTTCAATAGCAGGTTTCTTGTCTTACCTGCTACTGATCCCTGATCCATTATGTAAGTACCAGGAATTTATTCATGGGCCTTTAATGGATCTGGGATCAGATGCGTTGAATATCCAGGTTGCAATTTGGATATTGTAAGAAGTACCGGTGATATGGGAATTAACCTCCGCTACCGGACTGATCCAGATCGGATGGTGTTTAGACTGAGGGCAACCTCTATAACATAGGTCGCGAGGTCCGGACGACCAGGATTTATTAATACTAGTTAATAAAATCCCGCCTACGTGGTTACACCAACTGGTCCGTACAACCAGGAGTTGAAAGTTAGAAGTTACAAGTTACAAGCGGCAAGCTCCAAGCGATGCAACCTGTAGTTGTGTGGATAACTTTAAATAAAGATTTGACAATGATTACGGGATAATATAGGATGTATACTTAATCAATAAAGGAGAAATAAGATGGAAAAAGAAACAAACGGTCATTTGTATATAGCCAATGATAACTTAAAAAGAATAGCCGATGCTATGGAAGAGATCTTGAGACTGGTAAAAAAAGATCAAGAAGACAGCGCAACAAAACAAAGAGCGAGGGATAATGAAAGCACAAGTTAAATTTGAATGGAGATGGCAGGAAGAGCCTAATAGGATCCAGGATCCGGCGTGGGTGATTAAGAATGCCCTGCAGGCTGCTGGATACAGTGTAGCTTCTCACCCGGAGGTCCAGGGTGTATGGGACGAGGATAAACCAGCTCATGCAGGCGGACCATGGGACGAAACAAGATTACCACACGAGGAGATCACTGAAGAGTGATCCCGGCCCACGGGCCAGGGAGCAGCGTCAAGCGGCAAGCTTCAAGCGGCAAGCCTTAATATGAACACAATTAAGTACTATATAATAAGTTAACATACAGGAGAAATAAATGAAAAAATACATACATATTAACCAGCATATTATAAAAAGCAATGCAAAGACCGGCCAACGTGAACCGGTGATCACGGTTAAAACTTACAAAGAAAATAACTACGGTCATGAAGTAGAGATCCAAGGTCCCTGCAGAGTAATCTATAGTCCAGATAAGCCTCTAAGCTGCGGCGCTAAAGTTTGGATTGAGACTGGGTCCAATGTAATTGTAATTAACCAAAATGAAAAATATGTAACTTGGATGGCTTCATAATGAAAAGAATTAAACATAGAGATCTTACACATTACTTTCTACAAGATCATAGATACCTGCCGCGATCCTATCTTGCCAGCTGCGAGCGCTTCTTTAAAAGACTCGGGACCCAAGAACCACGGAACAGGGCCCGGGGAGGAAGATTCAAGCGGCAAGCGTCAAGCGCCAAGCCTTAAAATGAACACAATTAAATAATACTATTAATTAAAATATACAGGAGAAATAAAAATGTTAATAAAAGAAGCGTTAAAGATTACGGGCTCATTTACAAAAACCTCAAAAATGCCGGGGCTAAGTTATAGCCTCCCGGCGTGGGAATGCCAAACGGGCGCTAAGCTTCGAAAAGTTGAAAGCTCACCGTGTTTCGGTTGCTATGCATTAAAGGGCAATTATACAAGATACCCGGCTATCAAAGCAGCGCAATATGTAAGGCTTAACTCACTCACTCACCCGTTATGGGTTGAAGCGATGGTTTCAAAAGTTAAAAATCAAACATGGTTTAGATGGCACGACGCCGGCGATGTACAGAGCCACGAGCATATGGCCAATATTTTAGAAGTTGCAAGGTTAACGCCACACGTTAAACACTGGATGCCCACACAAGAGCGTCCATACCTCCCAGCACCTGAAGCGGTTCCGGATAATATGGTGATCAGGTTATCAGGGTCTAAGGTTGACGGACCAGCGCCCAAAGCCTGGAGTCATACGTCGACTGTAGTGACAGACGGCGCGCCTAGTTGTCCAGCTCCAACGCAGGGCGGCAAGTGTAAAGAGTGTCGGGCTTGTTGGAATAAAGATATTTCAAATATATCATACGGAAAACATTAATGATTTTTTTTAAAAACGGCAGCGGCTGGTGCAGGCGCCATGATCCGAATAAAAAGATTGTCCCAGTGACCAGGGCCCATGCTCCAATATTCAGAAAAAAAGAAGCTATAAGCGTCAAGCTCCAAGCTGAGGAAGATCCAAGTTCCAAGCGTCAAGCTCCAAGCGCGGCAAGTTCCAGGTAGCAGGCGTCAAGCCCCAAGCTACAAGCTTCAAGCTCCAAGCCGCAAGCATCAAGCTCCAAGATTTGTGATCCACGGTACATTGAATAAGTATTCAAGGACCTCGGACCAAGGGCCTGGACTATGATAAAAGTATTTGTCGGATGCTTATAATGGAAGGCAATTTGGTGTGGAGAAAAACGAACTTTCTTACTTTTTGTAACTTTTAATTCGATAGTGAAGAAGTGACTATTATTATTGTAGACCAATAGATCAGGAGTACCAAGTAAGCTGGAATTCTCCAATCTATTGAACGAAAATTCGTTCCAATCTCTTTTAAGTTTTTGATATAATTTAGCCTCTGGACCCATAGGTTTTTAAGGGTAACCCTTACATGCATTATGAGCCTGTTTTAAGACTATCAGCAATGGTAAATTTTTTCTCTTGTTGAGTTTTTAAGACCAATCTGTGACCAGGTTGACCTATAATATTACTCTCATGTACTTCCATTTTTTTAATCTCTTCCAAAAAACCATTACGTTCAACAAAGATTTTTGCATGAGATAGAGCATTACCTTGAGTGCCTTTTTTGGCTCCTTCGGTAAACTTAGACAAGAAAGTTTGAAGATCGTGAACTAACATTATTATTTTCTTTTTTCTAATTCTAATATCTGAACATACTCATTAAGTCTATCTATTTCTTTAGCTTGCGACAATTCAAAGTTTTTTAATTCTTTAATAGCTTTTGCAAAGTCTTCAATGATAGCCTTGCTACCCTTGAGTTGATTTTCTAATTGGATACATTGAGATTTATATTGCTGCATTTCATAAAGTTGTTTTCTATAATCATCTATAACAAAAGATAGATCGGCAGGGCCTCTATCATCAGTAGTTAAATGGTTAACTCTATTTATGTGTTTTCTTTCGTTTTCATGGCTAATATCTTCTCCATGTTCTTTGTGGTTTTTATATGTTTGTTTATCTTTCATATTGACTTTATAGGATAGTTACCTTAAAATGTCAACATGGGAAAACTTGAATTATTAAAAAAAACAATTAACGTTATTAGAGGTACAAGTAAAAAAAAAGACGTTGCTTCTGACCCCTTAAACAAGATTAATAGTAAATACCAAGGAAGATACTTTTTTGAGAGAGCTAAAACTAAAAAGGCGGATAGAGGCAGAGTTGATGCAGCTAAAAGTTTTGCTAAAAGCAACACAGATGTTGATTCAAAATGGGGTGTTAAACCTATACCTAAAAAAGACAGATTAATTTTAAAAACTACTTTAACCCCCAGAGAAGTAAGAGTTGGACGTAGATTATTTGAAAAATTTGCACCTAAAAGAACACCTTTTAGTTCACCCTCTCAAAGACAAGGGAGATTCGGGAGAATTATAATTCCTAAAAGTGCAATTAAAAGGCAAAAAGTGGATAGAAAATTAACTAGAGAAGTTAGAAAGGATTAATTCAACATGGGAGTTCCAAAAAGATTAACTGAGATGCAGAAAAGGTTTGCAGAGTTTGTAGTATTTGGTGGGCCTGATGGCCCGGTCTCTCAATCAGAGGCAGCTGAACTAGCTGGATATAGTAAACTTAGAAGTAGACAAGAAGGATCAGAACTTTTGAATCCTAGACTTTCTCCATTGGTAGTACAATATGTAGGTGGACTTAAAGAAGAAAGAATGAAAAAATTTGAAGTTACTTATGAGAGCCACATAGCAGAACTAGATAGAATTAAAAAGATGGCTTTGAAGAAAGGAAGTTTTTCAAGTGCTGTAAACGCTGAAACGAACCGAGGCAAAGCAGCAGGGTTATATATAGACAGAAAAATAATAAAGCATGGAAAGCTAGAAGAACTATCAGAAATGCAGTTGGAAGCCAAAATGAAACAAATACTAGAAGATTACGCACCTCTTTTAAATGCTGACGTTGTTGAAGGTCAGGCAGAAGAGATAACTGACGAGCCATCTAATGAAGCTTAGTCATTTTTAATACACACGACGTAGGAAAAACAGAACGTTCACTAAAAGTAATAGTCCCATCATCATCAATATCATAACCAGCAAATATTTTAACAGTGTCTTTGTCTTTACTAAATAGATAGCCTTCACTTACAGGTGTAGCCAGTTTCATGTTGCGAAATTCTCTTTCACTACCCCAACCACCTTCAGTAATAATATCACACCAATCTATTTTATATCTTGAATATGGAAACTTAACTTGTTGTTTAATTAGTTTTGGTT